GCCACCCGAAACGAATACACTGTTGCGGAAGTCGTCGCGGGCGAGTCAATAACAGCAAGCCCACTGGTGTTGGTGTTCGCAGTAGTCGCACTTGCTATACCCCCCGTACCTTGACCAGCAATAGCAGTGCCTCCACGGGCGAGCACAGCAATCGCTTGCCCCCCTCCTCCCTCGGCAATGGCGATGAAGCCGACAACGAGAACCTTCGACGTGGCGGAGGACGGCGTAATCGTTACGGTCAAATCCGTGACGTCGCTAAAACTAGTGGAAGTTGTGGTAAATACTGTGTTGGAGAGCGTCGAGACGGCGTTCGTGCCGATGCCAGCGTTGCGAAGCGCCGACCACGAGGTGCCGTCGTAGGTAAGCACCTCATCCGTTGAGTCAAGCCACGCGACCATGCCTTCACGGAGCGCGTTGTCTCCACCGACTGCCGTGCCGAGCGCCGTGTCCCTCGCGCTGGCGTCCGCGAACTTCATCACGGCCTGCTGCATGAGGTAATCGTTCACATTTCCGGCGGTCAGCACCTCGCCGGTTTGAAACTCTCTGAATCCTGCCACGCCGACTCCTATCAGAACGCGAGCGCGTCTTCGTCGAGTTTACCAGTGCCAAGCACCAGGAACCCTTCGAGGGTCGCCGGCTGCAGCCCGATAGACGTTCGCCAACCAGCACCGATCGTAAAATCATGCCGCACGTTTAGCACCAGCCCGGATTCCGTCACCTGCGCGACGGCCGGCGGCGTGAACTCGACGGTCACCGGGTCGCCGAGCTCGACCCCGAGCACGGCAGTATTCGTAGCGCGCAGCTGCGAAACGCGCACCTCGCGCACCGTCGGATTCGGCGCAGACCGCAGCCCGAGCTCGAAATCCAGCCGGCCGGTAACGTCGTCGTCAGTCTCGAGCAGCAGGTCGCCAAGGTCGAGCGCCCGGAAACCGAAACGTTCGACCCCAAGCTGAATGGAACGCTCCAAACGCTGCCCGGCCCGCGTCCCGAAAGCGACCGTCCGGAGCGATTCGCCCGAGGTTTGCCGCCGCAGCGCTTCGTAGGCCAAATCCGAGCCGTCATCAGACAGGACGAGCGGCGTTGCCGTGACCGCGAACAGCCGGTTTCGGAACACCAGGTCGCCGTCGCGTCCGACGAAGACGATGCCGGCCTCGGACCGTGCCACAGTATTTAGGTAGCTGACGACCGAGCCGGTCGCGGTCCCAGCCGCAAGCGTCGAGTCGCCCGTAGCAACGTCAGTACCGGCAGACCAAAACCGAGTGTCCGAAGCGAGCACGGCACTAACGCGTGCACCGGAGTCCTGCGCCGAAAAGGCCTCGCCAGCCGATGGAAACTCGGCGAGCGCGAGCCTCGCGAGCCCGTCCGAGGCCTGCACCTGCACGATCGCATCGCCGCCGGCGTCAAAATCTAGCTCTATGTCATCCACGATCCCGTCGAAAACCTGCACCGAGTCGGCGTAAACCTTCACGGTCCGTGCCGGCTCGACCCCGGGATAGAGCGACGACGCAGTTCCGGAGCGTCAGCGAGCACTGCCCGGACCGGACCGGCTCGAGAACGTCGGACCGGCCTCGAGTAACACTCAGGCTGACGACGCGGTCGGAAATGTCGACAAGCTCTTCACCGACGCCCAAAAAGTTAGTGTCCAGCACTCCGAACTCGGGAGAGTCCAGCCGGAACAGTACGGCCTTTCCGTACTCGACCTTAATCGTCGTCACACCGGGACCACCTGGCCGAGCGGCCCGTTACTGCGCGTGTACCTGCGGATCGCTTCGACGACGGCCTGCGGGTCCGCGGATGTGACCGTCACGTTGACGGTAGTACCACCCATCCGGTCGAGCGGCACGATGGCCTCCGGCCCGGCCTCGCCGACGAGCGCGAGCGTCGGCGTCGTCACGATGCCGCCGCGTGCCATAGCGGGGATGTACGGCAGCCCACCCGAACCCCAGGTTTGGCCGGGAAGCAGCGGCCCAGTGGATTGCGGCGTCGGCGTTGCGCCAGGAAAAGCCGGCAGACCGCCGCTACCCCAATCGAGGCCACTAGGAAGCTCAGGCGCCGTGTAGGTAATGGGGACGCGACGTTCACCAGGGAGACCAAAATCGATCTCGGTCTGAATACTTTGTCCAAGCGATCGAAGACCGAGCGCGATCGCACGTTGCCCCGGAATGAGCCAGGTAAGCGGATTGTCCAAAAACTTTTGGGCAACGGTTTCCATGTAACGGCCGACGGCATTTTGCAAAGCCTGCCCGAGCGCACGGCCGATCGCGCTTCCGATTTCCAACGCGGCCGGAAGCACGTCGAACTCGAGGAAATCGAGGAAGCGCCACCAAAGCGGCTGAATGTGATTCTCGTAGACGCGGTCCCACTCTGCCGCGAGCACCTCGAGCGCACTGGCGAGCCCACCTTCCTCGTAGGCTTCCTTTACCTCGTTAGCGACCGGGATCAGCTGCCGGACGACCTCGGTCAGACCGTCGAAGACCGCGGTCGCTTCATCCTCGAACTCGAGCTTGAGATAGTTTTTAAACTTGTCAAGCTCGACGCGCCAGCCGTCGGTTTCCTCGGCGACACCGAGGATCGTCGAGTCACCTTCGACGAGCGCTGCAGTGAACTCTTCAACGCTCAGCCGCCCGTCGCGCACCGCGTCGACGAGCTCGAGCGCGGACGTGCCGAAGATTTCGAGCCCCTTAGCGACAGCGGCTTCCCGGTCGAGCGTCTGCAGCTCGGTAAACGTCGTCGCGAGCGCCTCGTTGAGAGGCACCGTCGAGTCTTTCGTCAGCTTAAGGAAACCAGTCTGCAGTGCGGAAACCATGGTCCGAGTCCGGACACCTTCCCGCTCGAAGAGTGCAATAAGCGCGACGGATTCCTCGAGCGAAAGGCCCATGCCCGTAAGCGCGGCAGCGTTTTTGGTGACGTCGGCCGCGAGCTGGTCGACCCCTGCGCCGGAGGCCTGCGAGGCCCGGAACAGCAGGTCGAGCATGTCGGATGCTTCCTCGGCCGAAAGGCCGAAGCGGTTAAACATCCGGGTCGTTTCCCGGGTCGTCGCGACAGCGTCCGCGCCCATGAGCCGCGAGAGAGTGAGCAGCTGCTCGGCCATCATTTCGAGGCCGTCGCCGGCCAGGTCGGTGCGCGTGTCAAGCTCGGCGATCACGGATGCGACGTCACCGAAAGCGTTTGGCACGTTTCGGGCGACGTCACGGAATGATTCCTGCAGCGCCTCGAGGTCAGCGCCGACCGCGCCGGTCCCGACCCGGATAATGCGCTCGACGTTATTAAACTCTTCACCGAGCTTGAGCAGCTCGCCAAAGCTCTTCACCGCAACCGCAGTAACAGCAGCAAAAACCGCGGTGATGCTTGCCGCCGCGGCTGCCATCGGCGTCGGGATTCGTCCGGCAGCCTTCCCTATGTCACTGAAAGCGCGCTGAGCCGGCTTACTATTAGCAAGCAGGTTGATTGCGAAAATGCGGCCGGTCTGTGCCATTAGAGCTGCCCTCGCTCCCAGCGCTTGCGAACTATGTCGATTTGCTCAGCGTACATAGCCTCGATGTTTCGACCCTCGCGCCGGACCGTAGGGTAAAAGAAATAGCCTTGCGTACCCATGTGCGGCCGGAACTGAGTCGTGTAACCACCACCCTTACGCACCAGGCGGCCACGATTCGTAACGCGGTTCGTATCGCTACCGGCGTCCCGATACTTCCCACCACCGAACTCGGTACCGAAAAAAACGTCGATAATCCGAGCTTTACCGGCGGCCTTCCGTCGAGCATTCGGCCTCGAGCTCGAGACGTAGGTGCGTCTCTTGTCAACCTCAATCTTCGGAATCAGGTCCGGTTTCGAGACGAGGCCTTTTGCGACGGCCCGCTCAGCCGGCGTCGACGCCGCCGCTTTCGCCCTTCGCACCACATGGTCGGAAACTTCGATGTTCGCGAGACGCATAGCCTTAACGAACTCAGGCCCAATCTTTCGAGCATCCCGAAGAAATAGGTTCAGGTCCGGCACGACCTGCGCCGGGTGCACGGAGTGGTCGACTCTCGTAGTTGCCACGGACCCTCCTAGCGTCGCCGAAGGGTACCTGCGCGATCACTGCTGCGAACGGCGCGCATGCCGGTCCCGCATGTACGCGATCATCGCTCGAAGCATCCACTCGTCGGCGAGTAGCTCGGACGGCGGGATACCTGTTTCGACCGCAATCGACGCGACCGTCCACGTCGTCGATTGCCGATCAAAGAGGGTCGGTCGTGACCACTACCTCGGTATTTTCGACCGTTTCGAGCCACCCGTCGAAAGGCTTAACCACAGCACCCGAGGCCTTAACGGCCAGGTACGCGAGGAAATGCTGGTGCTCGCGCTTCTGCTGCTCGAAAGCCTTACCGATGCCGAGGCCAAACTTGCGTTCGAACTCGACCTCGACCTTCGGCGTTACGGGATACTCGGACTCGGAACCGTTAATCCAAACCTTGCAGGTGAGAGAGACGGCCATGCAGGACCCTCCGATTTAGTTATCAGGCTCCGGTGCCTCGAGCGACCACGCCGGAAACCGGCCAGGTGACGGACGCGGTCGAAAGGTCGCCGACCGAGCCGTTGAGCGGCGTCCACTCAGTGACGAGGACAGTGCCGGAGTAGCGCGGCGCGGTGCCGGCAGCTGCAACGGCGGTGCCGTAGGGGCTGATTTCGAAAGCGACGGTGCCTCCGACGAGCGGCGCGATGGTCGCGTCGACGTTGGACGCTGCGAAATCCTGGTGGAAATCCAGCGTGAGCGACGAGTCCTCGAGGCCGCCGACGCGAGTACGGCCGCCGTCGCCGAACGCGGTCGTCTCGATGGCGTCGACGTTCTGGTTGATCGTGACGGTCGCCACGTGGTCGGAAAGGTCGGTCGTGCCGATCACGACACCGACGTCAGTCAGCACGATACGCGCCATGGTTAGAGCTCCTCCGGCTCGGTGGCCGCTTTAGCAGCCGGCTTGACCGGCTTCCGCTTCCGTTTCGGTTCGTCCTGCACCGGCGCGAGGACCCCCCTCGCAACCAGCATCGGTAGGTTACAGCCTGCCAGCGCATTTGCACCAACGGTCGTGCCGGCCTTGAGCTGGCCCCAGTCGACTCGGACCTGGTAAATCACGCGTAAACCTCCACCTCGAAGTCGACCGCAAGGTAGAGCACATCGTTAGCGTCCGTCGACGAATAGTTACTGACGTTGGTCACGCGCAGCGTGTCGACCAAACCACCGAGCGTCCGGTCGGTTTCGAGTGCGGCCTTGACAGAGCCGGACCCGGTCGGCGATACGAACGGGTCGACGCGCAGCTGCGCCGAGCGGTCGTCGGCCTTCACGACGAAGACGGAAACCGTGAACGTGTACCGATTGACCCCGCGTGCGGCGTTCAGGTCGTATTCGATTTGCTGCGGAAAGACGACGGCCATAGGCGGCGTCAGTAGCGCCGGCAGCATGGGCCGCACCCGAAGGTTCGGAACGGTCGCGAGCGCGGTCCCCATCGCCTCGCGGATTTCGGAAAGCTGCGCCATTAGAGCCGGACCCGACGGTAGGGCTCGAGCAGCAGCTCGACGTCCGGATCGACGAAGCGCGATACGCGAATAGCGCCCATGTCGCCGAAAGAGACGACACCGGCCGGCGACGACAGTCGAGTGTAGAGACGTGACGTTTGCAGGATGGTTGCTTCACGGACCGCGCCCGGGACGGCCGGCCACCCGAACTCGCCGACGATCCGAACGGTAGGACGGGATGGCGCGGTGGTCGGCCAGTAGCCTTCCTCAATCGGCCGGATGCGCGAGTAGGGGAACGTTAGGCCGCCGGAGCTCGCGTTCAGCGGCAGCAGGACGTAGTCGAGCTCGCGCAGCG